ATGATATATTTATTATTATTAACATATATCTTTTGGGCGTTATCTACGATACCTATTAAATACCTCCACTAAAACTAACATCTGGTTCCCATCCTATATTCCAGATTAGTCCCATCCCATATTACTGATTATACTACGATTATCCCATTCTTGTTTGAGTATATGTTTCCTAAAAACTTCTGTATCAGTCCTTAACTTTCCATAATCGTAATATTTTTTAAAATATTCATCAATTAATACATATCCAAGTGTCAAATAGTTAACCATTATGTCTTCTTCTATTTCAAAATAACCATAGTTATCTTTACTTAATTTAATACTACGGAATACATCGTAATCATATACAAGTTTTTTTGCTATATTTGGATATTTTACAACATACTCATCGATATAAATATTTAATTTATCTCTATAAGTATCTTCGTCGGATATCTTATCTTTAATAAGATTTACCTTGATATTACAAGAGATATATATATTATCTTCATATTTAAATAATTCTTTGATATTCATCATCTTTTTACACACCATTTGGGGTATAGATAATATATATATTCATTTTTTTTACTTTTTAAAAACCTTTTATCTTTTTTTTAAAAAAAAATTTGAAATGTACTATTTCAATGTATAATAATAGAGTAATTATAAAAATTTAAAAATATTAGAAAAAAATGGAATAAATCAAATATTGTTACAATAAATATATAATATATTTTATTTAAGATGTTTAATCATATACATATTTTCATATAATCTTCTTAATAAATATGGATATAATTCTAAAATATTTCCATATGGTACATATTTAAAAACCTTTTTATTTTTTTCAACAAGATAATTACTTATATTGTCACCCATTCCAAGTAATTGAGCATACATAATATTATTCTTCGCATTTAAAGATAATGAATAATCAATTGATGAATTATTATGAGTTGCCAAAACAACATTCTCGATATTTTTATTTATTAAATATTCTATACCATTATTATAATTATAATCTGTATCTTTTTTATTAGTAAATAATTCAGTATCATTATTATTATAATAAGCACCTCTTACTAATTTTATTCCTATCTTATCAAAATTCTTAATATCATTATCTAATTCTTTTAAACTATTTTTTCTATACATTTGATATGTTTTAAATATATATAAATCATCTTCTTGTTGATATTTCTCAATTATTTTATTAAAGTAATAATCTTCTTTATTTTTTAATGATGATTGTTCAGCATCTAAAAAAATATATTTTTTAGTATGTTTAGTGTTATTTATTTTTTTAATAATTTTATTTAAATATGATTCCGTTTCGTATGATAAGTAAGAAGATATCTTTAATGAATATGCTACCTCTTTTTTTGGATAGCTTTTATTCATATTATTTACTAAATTTTGTAACTCTATGTCATATTTTATTACATCGTTCTCATTTTTAGAACACTCTTTTGCATAATCAATTATAGGTATCATTGATTTATTATAAATTAATTTTGAAAATTTACTAACATCAATATAATTATAACCACCAACAAATTTTATCATATATATTATAAAATGAAAAAAAAATAAAATAAATAATTCAATAACAATATTTTAAATTCTCAATTACAGAATTCCCCATTGCTTTTGCTATATTTAAACGCTCATTATATTTGCCCCCTTGTTGATTTATATAACCACTATATATATGTCTTATATCTCTTGATGTAAAAATATAATCGTATAATTTTTTTGTAATTACATTGAATTTATGCGATAAACCAGTCTTAGAATATTCTTTTCCCATTATATAATCATAATCTTGGGGTAATTTATAAATAATATTAATTATTTCTATTGGTAAATTAACTATATACGCTTCTTTATTTTTAGTATTATTTATATATATATTACCATCATAATACCAATTGTGAGATTTTATTTTAATATCATTGCTATTTTTGGCAATTTTTGTTAATCTATAATCATGTAATCTTCTTGTAGGTAACATAAACATTAATAAATATAATATTTTATCTGTATCATTTTGTAATTTCGATAAATTATTTAATATATCTTCCTTTTTAAATGATATAGTATCCAATGCTTCCTTGTTACATATAACATTTGACCTATTTTCCTCATAATTTTTTTTAGAATCAAGAACATATGGATATAATTTTGTAACTAACGAAGACATTCCATATACTTTTGCAAATATACTATAAATATTTTGAATATCTTTATAATTATTGTCTACTATATCTTTTAAATTCTGTTCTATAAATTTAAATTCTGTTTTTATTTTTCTTACAGAATGTTTTTTTCCTCTTAATAATTTAATTAAATCATTATTATCATCTAAATCATTTCCCTTATATTTTTTATATAATAATTTTAATTTTCCTATATAAATTTTTAATGTAGCTTCTGATAAATTAGTATTTTTATTTAAAGGTGCAGGTCTTTTATTTATTTTTTTTAAAATAGGTATACTATTATTATTTATTATTTTTACAATAGGTTTTTCATTTTCTTCAACATTTTTAACTGATTCATTAATATTTATAATTGGTTTAAGTATAGCACGTTTCTCTACTCTATCTTTATTTATTTTTTCCTTATTTTTATCCCTATATATTTTATTTCTAATAGCATTTCCAATCTTCTTATAATCATTTCTCATTTCTTCACTTAATGATGACAATCTTTCTTTTATTAATTGTAAATTATTAAGAGAAGATATTTCATTATATAATTCAATATTCATCAATACTTTAATATAAGAAAATAATATTCATTTTTTATTTAGATTTAGAAATAGTACATTTCTTAAAAATTTAAATTTTTTTGAAAACCTTTTATATTATTTTATAAAAATTAAGAAATGTACTATTTCTTTAATAAAAAATGATTTATTTAATTATATATAGAATTAAAATGAATACAAATACATTTAACCATATTACTGAAAATAGAATTATCGATAAACCTTACGAAAAAGATGAAGAATATTTAGCTTTGTTTTTAAAACAAATTAAAAATAAAGAAGGTAAATATAAAAGAATATGTTTATCACCATTGCGTTATGCTGGTGGAAAAAGTAAAGCAATTGGTCTAATTTTAGAAAATTTACCAAAATTAAAAGAAAAAAAAATAGTTTCTCCCTTTTTTGGAGGAGGGTCTTTTGAATTATGTATTTCGCAAATGCTGGGAATTAAAGTAATTGGTTATGATATTTTTAATATGTTAACAAATTTCTGGTATGTTTTAATAAATCACAAAGAAGAATTTATAATAGAATTAAAGAAATTTAATATATCCCGTGATGAATTTACATATAATAGACATGTATTATTAAATTATTGGGAAAAAATTAAACCATCAGATTTGAATTATAAAACAAAAAATAAAATTGAATTAAATAGTGAAGATTTAACAAAATTAGATAATAATATTGTAATGCAGGCAGTATATTATTATTATAATATGACATTATCATACGGACCTATGTTTTTAGGATGGCCGAGTTCAATTGAAATAAATAAAAAAAAATTTGAAAGAAGAATTGAAAAATTAAAAAATTTAAATTTAATTAATTTAGAAGTTAAAACAAACACATTTCAAGAAATTTTAGAAAAACATTCTGAAGATTTCTTATTTCTTGATCCACCATATTATTTACAAGGAGATAGTAAAATGTTCAAAGGTATGTATCCTAATTGTAATTTTGCTATTCATCATAATAAGTTTGACCATATAGAATTAGCTAAAATACTTAAAAATCATAAAGGAGGATTTTTAATGACATACAATAATTGTTTATCTATAAGAGATTTATATAACGATTGTTTATTTGAATATCCAGAATGGCAATATACATATGGACAAGGAGAAACAAGAATAGGTAAAAATAGAATTGAAAATAAAAAAGATAATATTAAAAATAGTCACGAAATTATAATAATTAAATGGCCAACACAATAAATTATTTATTAATTATTTATTAATTATTTATTAATTATTTATTTATTATTTATTATTTATTATTTATTATTTATTAATTATTTATTAATTATTTATTAATTATTTATTAATTATTTATTAATTATCTATTAATTACTTGTTGTTTATATGCCTCCTTAATATCATGTGGCCATTCTTCTACATTTTCTTGAAAATTCCATATTGGATATTTACTATATGTATTTTTATAATCCTTGCGGCATAAATCCTCCATCCTTTTAATTTGAGGATAAGTTATTACTTCACTTGAACTAAATATACCATTTATTATAATTTTAATTGGTTCGATAAATAAACAATAAATTTGAATCATATTTTCATTATCTAATTCTTTTTGAATTAATAAATGAATACCAAATGTTCTTATAGATGGTGAACCACCAAGACCTGACTCGTAAAAATTAAAAGTGTTTTTAATACCCCCTTTACACTCGGAACACCCTATTTTATATATTTCATCATTTACTACTATAAAATATATTCTACCATTCTCTTTATTTCTTGTTTCGGAATCACATACATAATCCAACTTCCATTTACCTTTAGATTTTGTATTTTTTGGTATTATATTGCCAATATGTATTATATTTCTAATATCTTTAACGTTAATTGATGTTTTGTTCATGTTGTAATCTTCACAGATTCTTTCTTTGTATATATAATATTATCAATATTATCTATCATTTTTTTGACTATTATTATAAATCACAACATATTTTTATAAACTTCTCTCAATAAAATTTGTCAGAAAAATTTACTCTTTTCAATAAATATTGACAAATCTCTCAAATCTTCAATTTAAAACAAAATAAACAATTTCTACAAAAATACACATCACAAACTCAACAATGTCTGGTAATATGTGCCTTTTTTTCGACAGAATACCGATAGATATCCAATATAATGTGTTTAAAAAAATTATATATCCTCAGTCAGCAGCACTTAATGGAGAAATTCAGTCAAACACTCTTCGTCCATTTCTTTAAAGATACTTTGTTGGTATTTGGATAAAAGTCAAAAAAATCTACATTAGTATGTATAAAAAAGCATAGTATTATTATAAAAACAGAATGTATAACTTTGTAGAAAAAATGGGGGGAAATTTTTGAAGAAATTTATCTCAAGATGGACAATGTGTCTGTCTATATATTTTTTTCAATATATTATTTATGAAATATTTACAAAACTCTAAGTCAAAATAAACTTAATTATAAAACTATTACATAACAAATAAATCCGCTATTACTCAACATGAAATACAAGCTATTCTTATTATAGAAGAGGTATTTAATATTTGGCAAAAAATCTTGAGATAATATGTATAAAAATTTATTGTAATATCAATTAATAATATGTATTTATATTAATTTATATTACAATAATAGCTAATGCAGAAGTGGATTTATTTTACATCTATATTGACATTTTTGAATATAATTGGTTATATAATAATTAAAAGTTTATCAAGTGAAAATGATATAGCAGTTGCTTGTTATATGTCATTATTTATAGGATTAATTGCAATATTAATTTCATTATATTTGTTTATATATAATAAAAATATATTAATTTTGAAAAAAAATTCTTCTTTATTACCAGTATTAATAATGAGTATTATGTTTTTTGTTTCATTTTTATTGTTATTTAATGCGGTATCATTTGCAAATAATCCAGGATATGTCAGAGCATTTGTATCAATTGAAATAACTATATTATTTATAATATTTACATTAATTGATGGTAAAATACCACATTATATGCAAATTATAGGTGTAATACTTACAGCAACTGGTATAGCACTAATTACTATTTATGAAAATAATAGTAAACTTAAATAAAAATTGATGACATAATTATTAATAATATTATATACAAATGTATAATTTACTAATAGATATACATGAAAATATATTGCTATTTCTTGATTTATCAACAATTAATAAATTAATAAAAACAAATAAATATTTTTATACATTATTTAATGATAATTTATATAAATTATTGCAAAAACATATAAATAACACTGACATTAATATTTTCGAAAAAATATGTAATTATATAAATAAAGATATATGTATTAAATTTAAATATAAATGTAATAAAAGTATTTTAAATAATTTTAAATATCACTTTGCAAAATATTACAAAGCATTTATAGAATATAATTTGCAAAATATTATATATGATATTATAGAATTATTATATCATTCTCTTAATATAAAATACAAATTAATTGAAAATAAATTAAATAATATTATTAATAATAAATATTATAATGTATTAAAAGATTTTCAAGAACCATCTGAATATTTTTCAACTATTTTATATTCAATTTTAATATATATAAGTACTATTTTTAATGTATATTCAAAAGATAATTTTAAAAAACTAAATTATACTAAAAAAGTTTTATCTCAAATTTCTATATCTATTATATTGTTTAATTTAATTAATATAAATTTTAAAAATATTGCAAACTTAGAATATATCAAAAAATATAAAGATTTATTATCAACAATTAATTTTAAAATTGAAGAATTTACAATATTTATTTTAAATGACAAAAAGTTAAATTTTCCAAAAAAATTCGAAAAATATATTATATCGACTCTTTATAATTTTAAAATTAATATATAATCTTGAATTAATAATACCATAAAGTATATATATTATTTTTTAATATATTGTAAAAACATTTTAATATAATTATTCAGTACATAATTCAAATATCTTATCTAATTTCAAAAGGTTTATAAAAATAAATTATGTTTTTTTTATTAATTAATTGTTCTTCTATTAGTAATTTGAGATTTTTTTCTATTAATTGAAATTATAGATTTTTGTTTATTACCACTACTATTTGATGGTTTCTCAATTGTTTTTTCTTTTTCATTTTTATATACATCAAATTTTATTGATCTTATAAATTTTAATACAGAAAAAAATTTCAAATTTATAATATTCATATTCCACTGATTGATGAGATCATACCTCAAATTATTTTTTTTTTGTATTGACAAATCTTTTTTTTCTTTTGATAATGTAGACCTTTTTATCAAATTTATATCATAAAACCCGCCATATAATTTGTTTTTTTCATCATAATGCATTTTAGATTCTTCCCTTCCTCTTTCTTCTTCTGGTTGGAAATAACTAATATTTTTATTAAAAATAGTATTTTTATTTGTATTAGTTATTTTTGATTTAAAATAATTTTCACATATTCTCGTCGCATGTGATAATGATGTACCCATTTCTGGAAAATCTTCCATATCATAATAATGAAATCCACAGTTTATGTATATATTATTAGGTTGTCTTGAGCGCTTACTATCATCGTCTAAATCAACTGTTATTTGCATAGAACTCATATTAATAACAAAACTATAATCATAAACAAATTGTAATGCTAATAAAATTAGAAATGACCCTATATATTGCCCTTTAAATTCTGGATGAACTTCTATA